AGAAATTCACAAGAAATATTTTCTTCTACTGTAACATTTATACATTCATAATTTGTAAATATAATTCCTCCTTTAGAAAGAAAATCATCTTTCATAGCTTGAATTAAATTAGATAATCCATTTTTCGCAACAAAGTATCCTTCATGTGAACCCATTTCATGACTGAAACTTTCTAAACCTAAATCTGCTCGTAAAACTTCTACTTCAGCTTTATAAGGAAATCGAATCAAATATTCATCTGTTTTTTCTTTTCCGTGAATTTTATAACATAATTCTTTTATTGTATTATTTGCTAAAACTTCTTTATCAAGTTTTTTTAAAGGGCCAAACATAGCATCAATGTTACTTTCAAATATATTTTCTTCTAAGCATTCACCATTTTTATATAAAACATTTCCTCCAATAGAAACAAGAGGCTGTTTATATTTTTTCATTAAATTTAATACTAAACTATGTTTTTCAGAAATTCTTCCAGCTCCTATTTCCCAAGTATATCCATCTTGATTATATGTTATCGCTCTACCGCCTAAGTCAAGATATTTTTCACATATAGAAATATTTTTATTGCGTTTTATTAATTCTAAAGCGCAATAAAATCCAGAGATTCCCCCACCAATTATTAGAAAATCGAACATACCTATTTCAATGGAAGACTTTGTAGCCAGGCAAGAACTTCTTGAGTATTTGAACTAGATTTTGTTCCAAGAATTTTCTGTTTATAAATTACAAGAAAGCTAGGAATAGAGCGAAGTCCGCAAAATCCAGCCGTATAATCATTTCTATCAATATCACATTTTAACCATGTTGCTGGAAAATTATTTTCTAAAAGTTCAACATTAATTTTTTTACAAGGTCCACACCATTGAGCACTAAACCAAATAACTACTAAATCGGGTAACGCATTTTCATATTCACAAGACGCACGACCAATCAGTTGTTCAAATTGTTCATGATTCTCTAAATATTTCATCTTTTTAGATACTAATTCTTATTCTTTATGCCATACGCAATAAAACCACTAACTGGTAAAAGTAATAATAAAGTAAAGAAATATATATGGTCGTTATTTTTTCTTTTACCTCCATGTATAACATTTCTAGCAGTTTCTTGTAAATCTTCTAAACCACCTCCTCCCATTAAACCTAAAGCAGATGTTACACTTGTTTTTTGCATAGGTGTTGCAGATAATCCACTTGTTTGTAGTAATGATGATACTGGATTTGTAGGAGTTGTGGATGCGAATAAGCTAGTTGATGGTGCTGCTAAGAAAAATATTAATGTAAAAGCAGCTAATCCTAAAGCAGCCCAAAATGATATACTACTAATAATTCTTATAACACTTGATAATGTATTAGTGGCATTTGATAAAAAGAAACTTGATATAAAATATAATCCGCCAAACGCACAAGTGGCTAATATAAATAACCAAGTTTTTGTATTTTTACTCATATTTCCCATAGGCTCATCGTCAATTTTTCCTACTGCGATAGAACCTAAATCAAAAAATGGATAATCTAATCCATTTTGTCTTAAATTTGGTTTATTATATACTTGAACAATGTCAAAAGCATACCATGAACCTAATGTAAGTATATTTACAAATAATTTTGCGATTCCAGTAAATTGAGAATTCAAAGCAAAATGGTCCAATCCTAAAAATCCCGTGAAAGGAAATAAAGCAAGATATTTATATAACCATAATGGAAATGGAGGAACAAATGTATTTGTAGCAGTATTTAAATATGATACTGGTTTTGCAATAAAACTTAATGGACTTATCATAGTTGCCATCTCCTGACCCTAATTTAATAAAAGGTTTAAATGGTAAATAATACTCCACCATATCCATTGACTACTCGTAATACATTATGATTTGTAGCATACACTCTGGTATAAGCATTTCCACGAGGAGGTGTAGAACCATCTGTAGCATCGGGAACAATATTCATTTGTAATACAAAACTATCTATGCGACTTGCGTTAACAGAACCAGATGGTTGTAGCTCTTCTGGCCTTAAAGAAAAACAATAATTATAAATAAATAAATTATTTGGAACAACTGTATGATGATAATATGGCTGAACTAATCTAAAATATCCAGCATCTCTTCTATCAAATCTATCATAACCATCCAATTGGACGATAGCATCTTGTAACATATCTCTACGAACACCAGATTCTAGAATACTTGTTGAGCTATAATTAAAATATTCATGATTTGTAATCATTTGATTACGCTGGATGAACCATAATAATTCACGGATAGGATGATTAAATTCAAGACGAACAGCCGAAGATGTAGCACCTATAGGAATAGAAATTTGTGGAGTATATTGAATTTGTTCAATTAAATATTCATGTGTATTACTTACAAAACGCCTACGTTCATCAACATCTAAATATACATAATCACCAAACAGTCTCATATCAGTAATTTTCACCGGATTTACAGCTAATGTGCTACAAATACTAGAATTTCCTAACGATGGTGTAATAAAGAGATTTTGTAAAGGATTTAATTTTATATTAATCCGGATAGGATGATATTGTAAAGCTAACAATGGTAAGTACTGACCAGGATTCTTACAGAACCAGAATCGTAAAGGAATATATAGTTTTAAAGGACCAAAATTCTGTGGTTGAATATAATCATCTACTTTTCCAATCATATCATTAAATCCTTGTCTTTGCATTGTAGTAGTAGTCATATTAGACCATAATTCCATCCATTCACCAGTTTGAGTATCAATTTCTTGTTCACCGATTTCTAGAGTAATTTCATCAATAAGAGCATGACCAATTGAATTTACGTAGGATACGGGTGTCCCATCAGTGAGTGTTAGAGCTGGTAGAGTAATTTCTAAAACAATAGGTCCAAGCAAATCTCCACGTCGCGGAACTAAACAAGACAATCGTTTTCCAAAATCTGGGTCACCATCAAAAAACATTGCTTGTGATTCTATAGCAAAATTAGTATAACGACGATATACCATCTTAAAAAATGAGATTTGTGGATTTCCGGTAAGATAAATATCTTGTTTTCCTGTTGCGACAAGTTGTAATAATCCACCATTTCCTGTCATGCTATCTTCGCTACTTATTATGAGTATTGATTCTTTTTCTAAGATAGAACGACTTATGGATGCTACATTATATAGAAGTTTATTAGCAATAGATCCTAAAACAAATTATCCGATATCTACAAACTATATATTATCAACAGATGGATTTGGAGATATTGTTTGGCAAAATGCTGTTAATAATATAAGCTCTATAGATAATAGTGTTGGATATTTACCTTCTACCATTAATAATATTTCAACACAACTTTATAATTTAGAAACAGGATTTTTGTCGGGATCATTAAATACATCTAATCTTGTAAGTACTGTAAATGGACTTGGTTCGGTAGGATATATTAGTAGTTTTGCTTTTACAAGCACGATTAATAATTTAGGTAGTTATGGATATGTTAGTTCTTCAACACTTACAAGTAGTCTAATTGGTTTAGGAACTTTTGGATATGTTAGCTCTTCAACACTTACAAGTAGTCTAATTGGTTTAGGAACCTTTGGATATACAAGTACATTAAGTTTATATAGTACAGCAATTGGATTAGGCACAATTGGTTATGTAAGTTCATTATCATTACAAAGTACAATTAATGGATTAACCACATTTGGTTATGTAAGTTCATTATCATTACAAAGTACAATTAATGGATTAGCTACTTTAGGATATGTAAGTTCTGCTTCTCTTGTGTCATCAGTAATAGGAGTAAATAATAATTTAATTAGTTCAACTACTGATATATTAAAAAATAAACAAAATATTTATTTGAATACTGCTGGTGCTTTAGTAATTGCTGGTTCTAATATAAATGTAACTGTAAGTACAATTAGTAGTTTTTATTTCTATAATACTTTCTATAATTCTAGTATTAATTATAAAGGGAATAATAATAATACTATAGCATTTAATTCTGGATTAGATTTCTATGTAAGCACTTTAGATACGCAATTAGATAGATTTTCATCATATACAACTACTACAACCAGTTTAAGTTTGGAAGTATATCCAAATATAATATTTCCTCAAATTAATACCAATTCAAATCCTCAAATATATCATGTTTCTTCTTTTTTACAATACAATGGTTCCAATATTGGTAGCGCGATTCAACAAACGAAATTCTTAGCAATGAATAATTCAGCTTCTAATTTATTTCAACAAAGATTAAGAATTAATGTTCCAGGTTCCATAATCAATAATAATTATTCATATCCATATTTATTAAATCATAGATTTATGAATGTATATGCTTCTGGTGTAAATGTAGGGTTTTCATCTAGTAATGTAAACCTATTTATGGATTCTACTTCTTCGTATTACTTATCTATTCAAAATATAGCACCATAAACAAGAGAAGAAGCAATGGCATTAACACCCGCAACAGCAAGAAAAACATTACAATTAGACATATTACAATTAAATTCTCTTAGATTCTTAACTACTAGTAATACTCCCATTCCATCCTCACTCGTTTTAACAGCAAATGGTAATGGAACAACATCTTTTACATCAATTAGTTCTATTTATGGAAATAGTTTTCAAAATATATCTGTGCCCGGTCAAAATACTATAAGTTCTTTAAATAATACTTTAACCATTAGTTCATTAACAAATGAATTATTTATATCAACAAATGCTACAAGTTCAATATTATACTTTAGTACCGCATCTGCTGGAAATTTTCTAGCAAGTACTATGTATAATGTATTAAATTATCCAAATATTACATCATCTATTAAATATCAAGGTATTCAAGGAAATAATTATATATCAACAATATCAACTGGAGCAAATGTTGGTATTTTTAGTAGTTTTCAATACAACTTTTCAAATTTCATAACATATTTAAATCCAAATGGTTCTTCGCGTATGTTTATTGAATTTAATCCTAGCTTCATTTTTTCTCCAGTGATTACTCCATCAAGTATATCAAATTTAACAACTTATCCAGAAGGTAATTCAAGTATTAAAAATATTATTTCATTATCAAGTCATATGATGTATGTAAATAATACGAATTCAAATGTCCCTATTATCCCATCTGGAGAACAACAATATATCAATATTACATCTTCATATCCATATTCTGGCTCTACATTTATGAACACTAGACCTTTATCAAACTTTTTTATCCAACCTATGAAATTTGAAATTGATACATTAAGTTTAAGAGCAAACTCAAATACTACTTTTAGTCTAATTCATTATGTATCAGATGGAATTGCTACATTAAAACCAAATGGTTTCAATGATGTTTCTAGAAGTGGATTAGAACGAGCAAGCACTTTTATCAATAATAAAGTTAATGATAAAAATTCTGTTTTTATTACTATTACTAATTCTGGAAACCAATATTAACACCTTCTCTAACTGCTAACTCTTTCGCAAAAGGTTGTAGAACTCCTTTGACAATTGCTGTAGGTCTATAAGGCCATGGACAATGATATACCGCATTTGATTCTTTATAGGCTCTAGGCCATCCTAACATGATATTCTCATTAAATAATAAATAATATAATTGCTGTCCATCAGCAGATTCAGCAATATTTATATCTACTTCTAGAACCTTAGAATCAAAATCTTTATATGCTTTTAGCCTTTTTGTAATAGCATTATACCATTGTTGGCAGGCCAATCGTTTCCATAAAGTTGCTTGAAATGTAAATCCATATATATCATATTCTTGTGATATTCCTAACCATTTCGTATAGATTTTAGAACCTTGAGGGCCAGGGCAAGGCATATAACGAACAGATATTAGTCTAGGATATCCATTCAAATATCTTATAGAATTTTCTATTGCTTCTTCATCAATAAACCGTTCTAATAGAAAATCTTCTTGCATTGGTAGAACTATTGTAATCTCCTCTGGTAAAAGTTCTAACGCCCGTTTTCTAGACATCAAAAAAGAAGAATTTTCTTTTTCTAACACTAATAACTTTACATTATATTTTTCTACTAGAAGTTTACAAACAGCATGTTCAGGTTCTTCAGTAGCCAAATATACTTGCCATTTTAAATTAGGAGCATATCTTCGTAAAAGCACTAAATGTAATTCCAAAATATAATAATATTTTGGAGTTGAATTAATTAAATATGCTATATTATTTTGTTTCATCTACATCCATAATAGGTTCTAGTTTTAAAGTAGGCATTTCATATATATAATTTCCAGATAAATCAAATAAAGGAGATAAAGGAGTAGGTGGATAAGGAGGTGTATGAGGGCTATAAGTAATAGAATTAAATGACAAATCTCTTACTTGATTAATAATATCATCCAAACTTATTTTAATTTCTTCCTTCGTATTTTTCTTTTTTTGAAATAGAAATGGAAAAGTAGTTTCTTTTTTCTTAAATCGTTCAAATGGATTATTTTTCTTTATAATTTCTTCTTGAGTAAATCTACGAAAGTTAAAACGATTTTTTTCTTCTTCTAGAATTTCATCATCATCTTTTATTTGACACTCATTATTCATTTTACTACTTGAAAATATGATTTGTTTTTAGGCTATATTTTAAGTTTAAAGATAATATATTTAATTAAATATATAATGAATTTATCTATATATCAATTATATTCTAAAATACAAAATCCAAATAAGTATTTTGTTGATATTGGAGCATCTGATGGACCAGGTCCTATATTTTCCTATTTTACAGATCTATCAAATTCTGGATTATGTATTGAAGGGAGACAATTTTTATCTGATATTTTAAAAGATAATATTAATAATCCGAATATTGATATTCATATGGGATTTATATATCCCCATACAGTTAATGATGTATTTAAAAAGTATAATGTTCCTAAAGAACCAGATATTCTTAAAATAGATATAGATGGGTATGATTTAGATGTTATACGTTCTATATTAAAAGAATATAAACCAAAAATTATGATATGTGAAATTAATGAAAAGATTCCTCCACCGGTATATTTCGAGGTTCCATATTCGGATACATATGAGAATGATGGATCTCATTTTTTTGGATTTTCTATTCAAGCTGGAAAAGAAGTATTAGAATCATATGGATATAAAATTGTTTCATTAATTGAAGGTAATAATATAATATGTTTACATAAAGATTATTTTGAACTAAATAATATAGATATAAATACAATATATAGACTTGGTTACTTAGAAAATAGTGAAATATTTAATATGTTTTATTGGAATGGTGATGTGAATCATTGGCATGAAATAGATGATGTAGAAATGTTAAAAAAATATATTATTGGTTATTTTACACAAAATAATTTTAGAGGAACTCCAAAATTAAGAGATAGTTTCATAATTAAGTAAAAAATCCATAAAATTAAAGCTTATTCCCATGTAGTAAGTATTATCATAAATGAATCTAGTTATAGTAGAATCTCCAAGTAAATGCTCTAAAATACAAGGGTTTCTTGGAACGGGATGGAAAGTATTAGCATCTATGGGTCATATTAGACATTTAATAGAAGATTTGAAAACACTTCATATTGAAGATGGATTTAATCCAGAATATGAATTTATGAAAGATAAATATAAAACTATCATGAATCTAAAAGATGCTGCGAAGAGTGCTAGTAAAGTATATCTAGCATCAGATGATGATAGAGAAGGTGAAGCAATTTCATATTCAGTTGCCTTAGCACTAAAACTAAATGTAAATACAAATCCTCGTATTGTTTTCCATGAGATTACAAAGTCTGCTATTACAAAGGCAATACAATCTCCAAGAACTATCAATATGAATCGTGTGAATTCTCAACAAGCAAGAGCAGTATTAGATTTGATGGTTGGATTTACAATTTCTCCTCTTCTATGGAAACATGTAGGTCCATCATTATCTGCTGGTCGTTGTCAAACACCCGCATTGCGTATAATCGTGGAAAGAGAAAATGAAATTAAGAATTTTAAAAATCAAAGTTTCTGGAAAGTTTCTGGATTATGGCATCATAAAACATCAAAGTTTCTTGGAACTTTAACAGATGATTTAGAAAATGAAGAGTCTGCTATTAATTATCTTGAAAATGTGAATTCTACTCTAACAGCAACTATTACAAATGTAAATACAAAACCAACAACTCATAATCCTCCACTTCCACTAATTACATCTTCATTACAACAAGAAGCATCAGCAATTTATCATTCTAATCCTAAAAATACTATGAGAATAGCACAGAAATTATATGAAGCGGGCCATATTACATATATGAGAACAGATTCAACAATTTTATCTGAAGAAGCTATTGTAGAAGCTCAGAAACTTGTTGAAGAAAAATATGGAAATGAATATCTTAAAGAAGAAAAGAAAAAGATAAAAAATAGTTCAAATGCTCAAGAAGATAAATCCAAAGTATTGCCGCCAAAATCAGAGATTTTGGCGGCCCATGAAGCAATTCGTCCAACTCATTTCAACATAGAAACTTTATCTGGAGACTTTAACCAGCAAGAAAAGAATATTTACAATCTAATTTATAAACGAGCTTTACAAAGTGTTATGAGTCCTTGTAAAGGTGAGGAACGAAAAATACAATGGCAAATAGACGATGATAGTTTTACATATGAAGGAGTATGGAGAAGAACTACATTTCAAGGATGGAAAATTATTGGACAAAATGCTAGTAATTTAGATGATGAAGAAGAAGAACAAATTCAAGAATGGTCTTTATCACAAAGTCTTACTCTAGGAACAAAGATTACTTGGAACTCTTTACAAGCAAGTGAACAAATAACAAATGCTGCTCCAAGATATAATGAAGCAACTTTAGTTCGTGAATTAGAAAAGAAAGGAATTGGTCGCCCATCTACATTTGCTTCTCTAGTAGCTTCAATTGTTGATAAAGAATATGTGAAAGTAGATAAAGAACCAAAAATAGAAGTGAAACTGCTAACATATTTTGCGAAACCAAATACTTGGCCTTGTGAGAAGAAAATAGATGCTAAAATGAAATCTGGAGATAAACAAAAAATGATACCAACAAATCTAGGAACACAAGTGTATGAATTTTGTATAAAAGAATTCAAAGAACTCTTTGATTATGGATTTACAAAACAAATGGAAGATAAACTTGATTTAGTAGAAAGTGGTTCTGAAGAATGGAGAAAGTTATGTAATGATACTTATAATTCATATAAAGAAAAATATGAAACTTTAAAGAAAGTTCCTTCTAAAGAAATATCTAATTCCAAGAAAATAGTGTTAAGTGATGGATATGAAGCAGTAATTACTAGAAATGGCCCTTGTTTAGTAAAAGATAAGAAATTTCTAGGATGGCCAGAAAAAGTAGATTTCAAGAATATAAACGATGAAATAGTAAAAAAATTCTTAGAAGAAAAAGATAAGCCAGAAATCTTTGGTTATCATGATGAAAAACCTTTAATAAGAAAGAAAGGTAAATTTGGAGAATATATTGAATATGATAATAAGAATATTTCACTAAAACCTAGTGATACCGTTGAGAGTATTATAGGAAGGCTAGAGAACAAATCAGATGCTTTACATGTTCTGGGAGATTATATCTTTAAGACAGGGCAATATGGCCCTTATATGTATAAGAAAACAACTGGATCTAAGAAGCCAATCTTTGTATCTATACCTAGTGGCATTGATGTAAAACAATTAACTCTAGAAGCTGCGAAAACGATTTATGAGAATGGAATCAAAACGCCTAAAAGAACATTTAAGAAGAAAGAATAGATATGGAACAAATAGTAAATGATGGTCAGATAAAGTATAATAGTTCAATGGGCAAAGTAATTGCTGATTACGCAAAGGATATACGATTTAAAAATTATTTAGAAATTGGAACATGGAATGGTGGTGGTTCTACATATTGTTTTGCGAAGGGTTTTGAGAATAGAGATTCATCATCGTTTCGTTTTGTTTCATTAGAAATTAATAAAGAATTATATACAATCGCTAAAGAAAAATATAATAATATACATTATGTTCGTATTGAAAATGCGTCAGTTTTAAAATATGAAGATTTTCCTAAGAATATTAATGATTTTTTAGAATTATTTGAACATGTTAATAAAGAATGGTTAAGAGATGATTTTTCAAGTTTAAGTAAAGCAAAGTATATGGATTTTGTAGATTATATTCCAGAAGTAGTCCTTCTAGATGGCTCAGAGTACTTAACATATTTAGAATTTAAAAAGTTAGAACATACAACAAAAGTATTTATTTTAGATGATATTAATACTGAGAAGTGTAAGAAGATTGTTGAAGAGTTAGAAAATAATTCTAATTGGAATAAGAAATTTATTGAACGAGAACAGCGAAACGGATGGGCTGTGTTTGAAAAAATCTAAATAAAATCTAAGATAATTAGATGGAAACTAATGTTATAGATTTATCGGAAAATGTATGGTCTGAAGAACAAGAAAAACTATTGAAAAAATGGGCAGATTATGCTGCTTCATATCGGTGGCTTCATGATAGAACTCAAATTAAATATTCATCATATAATAATTTAATAACAATTCCAGTAATTGTATTATCATCAATATCAGGAACAGCATCTATAGGAATAAGTGGATTAGCGAGTTCAGACCCAAATGATGTTAAATACGGACAAATTGCTATAGGAATAGTTACTTTATTTACTGGAGTTTTATCGACACTGGGAAGTCATTTTCGTTTTGCGCAGAAATCAGAAAATCATAGATTAGCTGCGGTTGCTTGGAAAAAATTCAATAGAAATATAATTGATGAACTTTCTCAAAAGAAAAATGTGAAGATTCGTTCTGAATTTATTGAATCTTGTCATCAAGATTTGGATAAATTAATACAACAATTCCCTGAAATTCCCGATGATGTAATGGATTCATTTGAAAAAGAATTTGAAAAACAAATTGTATCAGAAATGACAATTAATATTAAAAATAAAAAGAAAATTTTAAGAGATGAATTATTACCCGAATTAGATATACGGATGAATGGGTTAGTATCAAAAACTTTTAAAGAATATGAAGAGAAAATTAAGTCAAAATTGGAAATAAATAAGATTGTAACAGATGTTCGAACACAATTAGCAAATATTGTAGATAAAGAACATGTAATTATTGAAACACCAAAAGAATCAATTTAGTATGCGAATAATAATCCAGCTCTTCCACCATAAATTCGTAAAATATTATATGTTTCTGCGTAAAGATTCATATAATATCGTGGAACATCCATTGGATTTATTGTTCCAGTATTAGGATGTAATCCAAGTTGTAATTCAATATTTAACATTTTATCTAAATTGGCTTCGCCAGATGGTAAAGAAGGAGGAATCAAACCATGTTGAAATCCAAACATTAAAGTATAATAATAACGATTGACCCAAGGAGTTTTTTTCATTTCAAGACTTGGTAAAATGCTACGAAAGAAGCTAGGAGAATCTGTTGAATAGCGTATTAGTTTTCCTTCATATTGTAAAGAAATACGATTTAGAGGTTCAGAATCTCGTGTACTGAATGCTGGGCGAACATTAGTTAACCATTGAGGGTCTTCTAAACCTGAAGCATCAGGCCACCATGGTACACTAGTGTTAACACCACTCAAATCTCTTGTAGCAAGAAATGGTGCGTTATATCTCATAGCTTCATAACGATTCATATAGAAAAATAAGTTTCTTGTAGGATTTGGAACACTAAATTTATAATTTACTTTATTAAACCCTTGAGTATCTACTGGATCAAAGTTATAATGTTGAACAATAGGAATTTTAATATCGGATAATCTAAATCTATTTGCTTCAGGTTTATCTAAATATACATATTCTGCTAATACATACGTATCTCCTAAATTAAAAGTATTTGGCATTTGTATATTAGGTATTTGACTTACTTTTCCAGGGAGTCCATAGACATTAGAACCAGAATTATTAGTTATATAAAATTTAGAATTAGATAAAGGGAAATAAGCATCTCCAGCCACTGGTGTAGTAGAAGGTAGTTGTTGATATGCAGAGCTT